TAGGCAAAGGGGCGTTGACCGAAGTTGTAAGTTGATGATGATTGATAATTTGCGGCGTATGGGAAATAATCTAATGTGCCATCTAAAGTGGCAAATGGGTTGGTTCCAGCATCGGGGTCGCCTGAGTTTTCCCAAGCGCCGCCGTTGGTGCGTATCCATAATTTACCTGTGTCAGAATCATAAGCAAAGCACCTAGTTTGACCTGCGCTAATTGATGCACCACTCAAACTCGAGCTGCTATTGTTGACGTAGTAATTACCTGAAGAATAGTACGCCAAGCCCTCTACGTTATAACCAGCAAAGCCAAGTGTTGCTGCCGCCTCTGACCCAACAGGTAGTAAACCCATGACGGGGTAGTACGCAAACGTCGGCATTAAAGTGTCTGCCGTGATTTCAAAGTACCATTTGCCTGAATTTGATGGTATAGCCATCGTGCATAGGTAATTCCCTGTGCCTGAACCGCTTTCAGTATGCTTTAAATTGGCGTTACTAAGCGTTCCATAATTTGGCGAACTCGCAACATCTGCTAATGGATTCAACGTAGCATAGTTTGCCACATCTGTACTCGTCAGCGTCGGCACATCGGTCATGGAGTCGTAGGTTGCCCCGCTGGTCACGCTGATGTTGTTTGGTGTCCAGTTGTTTCCGTTGCCCGAGTAGTCATACCCAAGTGTTGTGGTGTTGGTGTTATCGCTGAAGTTCAGAAAGAACCCGTTAGTACCATGCGCTCCGGCGTAATTGATTGGTTGCCACACCCCGGTGTTTGGGTTGTATTTACCAAAGTAGGTGGGGTCTAGGGCTTGACCGTCGATGAAGTTAATTTCGGTGAGGTAGCCGTCAAAATCGTTTCCTGCGGTTTGGGTATCCCTGCCAATGTTATGTGCAATTGCACTATTGATTGTGTTGTTAGTCATACCAGCACTTGTAATTACTTGCTGGTTGTTGACATATACATTCATTGTCGTGCTGTTTGCAATAGCAACAACGTGATACCAAGCAGATGGGTCACGGAAAACTGCGGTGCTAGTTGTTAGAACAGAACTACCATTGTTTGTAAACCAACCGATTTGGTCAGAACTTGAAAAATACAAAGCGCAGTCATTAAGCGCAGTGGTGCCAGCCCAAAATATAAATTGATTTGCTCCTAATTTTCCTCGTTTAACCCATGCACTAAATGACCATACATTTTGACTTGTAGGGGTTCCAAAAGTCCGACTCAAATAAGCCAACGCACTAGACCGAAAGCGCAAGCTGCGGTCGATGGTGTACTTATGCACCGCCGCAGAACCAGGTAGAGCCTTATTATTAAAAAGATTAGGCATATTTAATAGTCGCCTGTAAATACGGCATGAACATTAGATGTTGCTCTTACAATGTAATCAATTCTATCAATCTTATCAGGCGCGCTTGATATCGTTGGAGCACTATTAGCCGGAAATTCCCAGTAATTCCCCCAAGAAACCGTTCGGCCTCCTGTGCTATCTTGTATAAGAAAAATAGAACCAGATTGGCCGGGTTCTGTATTTGCGGGATTTGCAATCGTTCTATTACCACCTAGGGTAACAGTAAAGACGTTGTTGTTTGCAAAATCTGGTGTGATTGTTGCTGCGTCTGTGAGGGTAGTCGGCGCCTTAATTCCTGCGCCAGAGAAGTTAATTTTACTGAGGGCCATAGATGTATTCCATAAGTAGGTTTTACAACCTATTTATGCTTTAAACCAGTATGTCGCCGGGGTCTTTACTTAGAATGAAATTGATGTATTCGCAAGCCAAATCCTCATCTCTAAATTGACGTATTAATGTCTGGCCTGTATACCTTGATATAAAGGTTAAGAGAATGTAATCTCTGTATACTGAAAACTTGATTATCCAGTTTTTCCGCACAACAGGTTGCCATGAACGGACACACAAACGTATGTCATCCAAGAGCAACCGTTGTTTAGATAGTTTGATAGGTTCTTCCATATACCTTATTATGTATATGGAAAGAAACCTTTCTTTTTACTTGGATGCCTTAGGCATGATGTTGTTTACCGATGTTTCGAACCAGTATTTGGCAACATCCAACGAATTGTGAGCTAGGGTTTTAGCAAAGGCACTTTGGCTATCGATGTAGTCGTTAGCGGCCTTGTTCAGAACCTTATCAGTAATAATAGCATTGGTTGCTGTGCGCTTGTAGTTTTGAAAGGCGTCAATAAAAAAATCAGCTGTGAACATAGTAATTCTCCTTATAGGTAATGTGATGTGTTGTTTAAAATCGATTTCACTTGTATTTCAGCTTGTTTCTCACCAATTTTGGAGAACCAAGCTAAAATTCTTTTGAAGGTTTTCATCTTTGAAAACCCTTTCTGCTTTCGAACACACGAACAAGGTGTTCAATCTCAGCAGTAGTTTGTGGTTTATATGTTTGAATAAATTTATCCAACTCCGTTTGATATGTGTTTACGGTAAAAGTTCTTTGTAAGAACTCTTTAATTTTGTTTAGCATTTTGTGCTTTGTCCTTATAATGTTTTACACTAATATTAGTGATTATACTAATATGTATGAGACAAAGCAACCCTTTTTTTAGAGTTTTTGTTCTAATAATACGCTTAGGCAATGCTTAGCAATTGCCTTAAATTTATACAATAAACCTTATAAGTATCGGTGCTGCCTTTGATAAGAAAGCTAGGACTTAATTAGGTGGTCCTTCCTAATCTTACATGACACCCACTGGTTATAATAACCTTCACTCAGTAGAGCATGGCGGTTAAAAATCTCAAAGGTTTCCCAATACGCACACTCAGACCGGGTCTTACATAAGTGTAGGATTTCTCTGGTATATTTTTCTGTTCCGTTTTGGTTCACTTCTTCTTGCAGTTCCTTATTACTGCCCCAATAAGTTACCCAATCAGATGACACACGGCTTCGGCGTTTCTTGCCTTTAACTTGCCGTGTCTTAGCCTTGGTAAAAAACTTCTTACCAATATATCGGCGACCACTCGGTATATGTGTTATCATGTACACAAATCCGAAATGGTCGCCTATATCTTCTTCTGTGAATTCTGTTGGTGTGTTATGAAAGAACCAAGTCATTCTTCATCATAATACTCATTACCAAAAAATTCATTTAGTTTTTTCTTGGCTTCATCTCTGTCTATTGCCCACACTTTAGCTGTAACAAATCGCCCAGCAATCATCATATCAAAGGGGACAGAACCGCAAAACTCAAAATCTTCTGGCATTACGGTCTCCACTTCAAAACATTTTAGATTCTTTGCTCTGAATATTACGTCACTGACATTCATCTATTCTTCGTCCTCGATATCTTCTGTCTCTATTAGGTATTCACCACAGAAACAACAGAATTGTGGATTATCCTCACATTCTTCTTCAGAAAATAGAATAGTGAATTCCGAACCACACTCGTCACATAAATGGTGTAGTTTAGCCATCAATCACACCATGAGGTTTTTGTACCGCCATCATATGGTCTTGCGTGACCATTTTTAATTAACATTTCAGACAACCTTTCACCATCAATAATTACATCACCAAGTACACGACCACCGTACTTATCATGTTTCTGAAGTTCGATTTGCACTTTCTTAGCGTTTGCAATTGCTTTCTTTGTGAAAGCTGAGGCCTTCAATGCAGCCTCACCTTCTTTCTCACATTTAGCACGATGGCCTTTTTCTGGTGTATCAACTCCTAGTACACGGATTGATAGTTTCTTTTTGAGTGGGTCTGGCATAAATGGTGCGTCAAATTCTACTGTGTCACCATCAATGATTCTTGTAACTTTCCAGTCGTAAGGGTTTGCAAATACTGTTGTTGCTATTAGCATTATCCCAAGTAGTATTGTTTTTTTCATTTTTCCTCCTTATGTACAACTACATTTTACTTTATAATCGTTGATTGCAGCCTTGATAGCGTCCTCTGCCAAAATAGAACAATGTATTTTAACAGGTGGTAATGCTAGTTCTTGTGCAATATCTTGGTTTTTGATTGTTCCTGCCTCATCAAGTGTTTTGCCTTTGACCCATTCGGTTACAAGGCTACTTGATGCGATTGCAGAACCACAACCGTAGGTTTTAAACCTAGCATCTTCAATGACACCTTCATCATTGACTTTTATCTGTAGTCTCATTACATCACCACAGGCTGGTGCACCGACCATACCTGTTCCTACATTAATGTCATTCACATCAAATTTTCCTACATTCCTAGGATTCTCATAGTGGTCAATTACTTTTTTTGAATAGGCCATGTTAGACTCCGAAAGATGAACCGCAACCACAGGTTCTTGTTGCGTTTGGATTGTCTATAACAAACTGCTCACTCATCATTTCTTTTTTATATTTAAGTGTCGAACCATCTATGTATTGATATGACATAGAATCGATTAACAATTTTACACCGTTACCTAAATCTTCAACAAAATCGTCCTCATTTATATCATAATCCCATGTGAAACCATACTGAAAACCAGAACAACCACCGCCTTGAACAAAGATTCTCAAGCCGGTAATTGATGGTGTATTTTCATCAATGTACAAATCTGTAATTTTTTCTTTTGCACTTGACTCTATGGTAATCATTAGAACTGCTCTGCCTCCGTAGATGTTTTGTTTGCTATTGTAGATTTTGCACCAACTGCCTCACTAATGATATCAAAGTAACCAACGCCAACTTCACGTTGGTGTTTGACTGTAGTGAAACCACGTTCTTGCGCGGCAAACTCACGCTGTTGCATTTCGCTGTAACCAGCCATGCCACGTTGTTTGTAGGCTTCTGCCAGTTCAAATGTTGCCAGGTTGACATTATGAAAACCTGCTAGAGTAATAAATTGGAACTTGTATCCCAATTGGCCAAGTTCTCGTTGGAAGGTTTCACACTCATCAACAGATAGGAACTTGCGCCAATTAAAACTAGGACTACAATTATACGCAAGCATTTGGTTTGGGTATCTTGCCTGTATACTATGGGCGAATTTACGAGCTTGTGCCAAGTCAGGCGTGCTAGTTTCAAACCATAAGAGATCAGCGTAAGGGGCATAAGCAAGACCTCGAGCAATACAAGCATCAAGGCCGTTCTTAAACTTGTAAAAACCTTCTTCAGTCCTTTCATCGATGATAAAATCCTTGTCTAATGGGTCGTGGTTACTGGTAATAAGTGTCGCTGCTTCTGCATCAGTACGAGCCATAATAACAGTATCAACACCCGCTACGTCAGCAGCCAAACGTGCAGCATTTAGATTACGAATTGCTTGGCCTGTAGGAATTAAAACTTTGCCACCTAAATGGCCACATTTCTTTTCACTCGACAACTGGTCCTCAAAGTGTACGCCTGCAGCGCCTGCTTCAATCATGGCCATCATCAATTCATAAACGTTCAATGCACCACCAAAACCTGCTTCAGCATCGGCAACAATAGGTAGAAAATAATCAGTTTCTATTTTACCTTCACTAAATTCGATTTGGTCAGCACGCCGTAATGCATTGTTAATACCCTTTACAACCTTGGGCACAGAATCAACTGGATACAACGATTGGTCAGGATAGGTTTGTAGTGCTGAGTTTTGTGCTGCGGCTACTTGCCAACCAGATAGGTAAATTGCTTTCAGGCCGGCCTTTGCGTGTTGTACTGCCTGTTGACCATTGTATGCACCAAGTGTATTGATGTAAGGTTCTGTCTCCAACAGTTCTCTGAGGCGCCTGGCACCATGTTTGGCCATGGTGTGTTCAATTTGTAGACTGCCTCTTAGTTTATCTACAACTTCTCTTGGATAGTCACGTTTCTTCATGCTGCTTTACCCCACACATCTTCCCATGTTCCAGTCAATGCGCCTTTGGCATAATCTGTTGCACGATTTTCAAAAAAGTTTGTGTGTGTTGGTGCATTAATCATTTCTTCAACCCAAGGCAATGGATTCTTTTTGACTTTGAACACACCTTTCATGCCCATGCTGATGAGCCTGCGGTCACAAATGTAACGAATGTATTGCTTAACCTCATCAGATGTTAGGTTTGGCATCTCACCCATCTCAAACGCAAGGTCAATAAACTTATCTTCAAGTTCGACCATTCTTTCCGCAATGTTATAGATTTGTGATTTCAATTCATCGTTCCAGATTTCATTATTTTCCTGAATGTAGGTGCGGAACAATTTAATCATAGATTCTGTATGCATAGTTTCATCAACGATAGACCATGTAACAATCTGGCCCATGCCCCTCATCATGCCATGACGTGGGAAATTTAACAACATAATGAACGAACTAAACAACTGCATACCTTCTGTAAATGCAGAGAACGCAGCAATGTGTGCGGCTGTAGATTGTTTTGTTGAATTGTGAGAAGCAACATCGAGCAAGTATTCGTGTTTCTCTCTCATCTGTTCATACTCTAGAAATTCATGGTACATTGTCTCAGGCATACCAAGAGTTTCAATTAAATGTGAGTATGCAGCAACGTGTAATGCCTCTCTCGCAGCAAATCCAAGAAGCATCATACGAACTTCAGGCTGCGGAAAATAAGGCAAATAATTTTTAACATAACCACCAGCAACATCAACATCACCTTGCGTAAAGAAGCGAAAGATATTGGTTAGGAAATGTTTCTGTTCTTTAGTCAGTTTATTCTTCCAATCTTTTACATCTTCTAACATAGGAACTTCACTATGTAACCAATGAGCCTGTTCGTGGCGCAACCATGCTTCATATGCCCACGGATAGTGAAAAGGCTTATACGATTGTCTTTCTTCTGTTAAATTGGAAGATTTTTTAGATGTCATTCAACCACTCCTCTAGTTCTTTTTTACTTTTATTTCCTACTAATCGTTTCATTTCTGTATTCCCACTCAACATAATCATTGTCGGTACACCACGAATACCAAAATCAGCTGCAATTGTTGTGTTTTCATCCACATCAACTACTTCAATAGGTAATTTCGTGTCAACTTCTTCTAAAGTTTTGGCCAACATTTTACATGGGCCGCACCACGAAGCTGTAAATCTAATTATTCTTTTATCCATTTTACCCCTCGCAAGCTAAACAAATTTCTTCTGATACCAATTGTTGTAAGTCAATTTCTTTAATTACTTCTCTCTCAATTCTTTTGGCAACCTTATCAGCCTTTGCCAATTTTTCAGAACGACAATAATACAATGTTTTTAACCCGGCCTTCCATGCCTGAAAGTGTACAGCATGGAGAAGAATAATGTTCACATTAGGTCTGAAAAATAAATTAACGGATTGCGCCTGGTCAATGTAACCTTGTCTGTTAGCTGCGTGGTCCACAATCCATCTTTGGTCAATTTCCATAGCCGTTTTGAATACGTCCTTTTGCCAGTCATCAAGAAAGTCCAGATGCTGGACGGATCCGTCGTTAGCAATAATACTTGACCAGACCTCGTTGTAGTCAAGCTTAGGATTCTCATTACACTTCTCCTGTATAATTTTATCTAAGAATCTGTTTTTATTTAAAAATGCACCGCTCAATGTGTCTTGTCTATAAGCATTGGCACGATATGGTTCAACACTAGGCGATGTGTTGCCCATAATGATTGATGATGATGCATTTGGTGCAACAGCCATTGTGTGAGAAAATCTAAGGCCGGTGCCTTCAGCATCAGGCGCTTCACCTCGACTAGCACCTAATGCCAGATTTGCTTCATGTAAACCTTTTTTAATGTGGCTAAACATCTGATGGTTTGCCGAAGTGGCCAATGCAGATTCCCATGCAATATTGTTTTTCTGTAGATAGGCATGGAAACCAAGAGCGCCAACGCCAATAGACCGTTCACGCATTGCAGAGTATTTAGCTCGTTTTACGGCCGTTGGTGCATTGTCTATAAAGTGTTGCAAAACATTATCAAGCATTTCTGCAACATCTTGTAAAAACATATCATCATTTTTCCACTCATCAAAGTACTCTAGGTTCAATGATGACAGGCAACAAACAGCAGTCCGCTTCTTGTCTGTAGGTAAAATGATTTCAGAACACAAGTTCGATTGTTTGATGCTTAGTCCCAATTTCTTTTGAAACTCAGGCATTGCACGATTGCTGGTGTCAATGAAGTGTAGATATGGTTCACCGGTTTGCATACGAATCTCTAAGATACGTTGCCACAATTCTCTAGCAGGCACGGTGTCACGCACCTCACCTGTGTGTGGGTCTTTTAGTTCCCAAGTGTCATCTGCATCTTTATCGAGCATACATTTCTCGACCAACTGCATAAAATCATCTGTAATATTAATTCCATGATGCAAGTTCAGACAACGCATATTTTGGTCGCCGGTTGGCTTTCGCATTTCCAAAAATATGAGTATGTCAGGGTGGCTGATATCAAGATAACAAGCATAACTACCTCGACGAGTACGTCCCTGTCTGTAAGCAAGCGAACTAGCATCGTAAGTCCGCAGGTGAGGCATGACGCCCACAGACTTATCATCAGCAGAACGAATACCGATTCCAATTCCTACACCTCCTCCTAACATAGAGAGCCAATTGACCTCTGATAGAGTGTCAACAAGGCCTTCTGCACTATCATCCAAATATGGAAGAAAACAACTAATAGGTAGGCCACGCTTAGAACGGCCATAAGACAAAACAGGAGTGGAATAAGAAAGCCAATGCTTAGAAGAATACTCATAAAGTCGTTGGGCGTGTTCCGGATTGGAACCAAACGAGCTTGAAACAAACGCAAATCTTTCTTGTGGTGATTCTTCATCATCTTTCATGTAACTTTCTTTTAGTCTTGCCAATCCTAATTTATCAAACAACGTGTCACGATTATAGTCTACCTTAATACCATGTACAATTTCTTCCATTAATTACTCCGATTATTATTATTCTACAAACTCTTTCGACATAGGAAACACTTTTGAAATTACTTCAGCACAGGCCTTTGCCACATCCATGTGCTCTTTTTGTGTTCCGTTAGCCGAACGAAGTTGTATGTAGTGTATCCATGAACGCAATGTGCCGTTCATGTAGAGGCGAGAGACTGTATTCCCTTCAGGCAAAACAGCTCGAGCTTGTTCTTTTGCAATACCTGCTTCAATCGCAAAGGCATATGCTTCTTTGGCAGCTTCGATAACCTTTTTCTGTTGAGCTTCCCACATCCACGAAATGCGGCGACCCTCATCGGTGTCTAAGTCTAAGTAGATTGAGTTTTGTCTGTTTGTGTTATCTTGTAGTCGTGCTTCTCTAATCACAAAATCCAAATCTTTGGTTGGGTCTGCATACCTCTGACTGAATTCCTGAAATGAGAATGACCTGTGACGTAACATCTGTCTAGCAATATCTCTAGTCGTTTCAATTTCCAAGCAAGCGCTCACCATTTCAAGTGGTGACCAATGTTGATTTTTAATCAGATAGCGAATCAATCGTTCTGATGTTTCTGTGTTGTTCTGATTTGATGGATTTGAAACTCTAGCACAAAACGCAATCAGTTCCTGTACTACACTACCATCTTCATAATTAATTAATGATTTATCTGTTTGTGAAAAACTAATCAATTTCACCTTCATCTTATACCTTCTTCCAAAATACAAATTTGGTTTGAGCTTGCAAACCTTTAAATGTGTTACTACTTATAATATCTTCTATTTCATCCGATGACAAACCATTCATAATCATCTCATTTATGTCTTTGCCTTTGACATTATTTGGCCATATAACCACATTATAACCAGAATTTATAGCTTCACTCATAGTGTTGACGATTTCTCTATTACGGGGTTCATTATCAAATATCAATACTGAATCACCGACAACTGACTTGGCAACCAAATCTAAGTTAGCATCACCAGAGGCTAGACAATTATGTATAAACAATGAATCGATTGGACCTTCAACAATACGAATTTTTTTGGTAAAATCAATTCTATCTAACCCATAAATTAACTTATCATCACTCTCGGTAGTTCTCAATGTAATATAACGAAGAATTTTATCGTTAGTTTCCAAAGCACGACCAGAGACCGCAATCAGTTCATTATACTCATTATAGAATGGTATTACAAGCCTTGCGTCATTTAGTATGTTTTTGTCGCCTCCTGGCAGAATTTCAGATACAAAATCTCTATATTTGCTAGTAAATATGAGAGATTTATAGTGCTTGGCCGGCACCCCTCTTTTTCTCAAATAATCTAAACAAAAATGTCCACTTGGGAGCTTATCACAGTATTCGCCGTGTTGGAAAAATTGTTGTCGTTCAACCTTACCAAACTTTGGGGTTGGTATGTTGAAGTTTGGGTCTTTGAAATTGGAGAAACCGGATTCACCAGATTTATACCGTTCGAGGACGTACTCTTTGTGTAAACTCGCATCCAAGTTTTTGAGTAAATTTCCAAGGTTGGTACTCGCACTACAATTATGGCAACGATAGAATAAACCATTGCCTTTTTGGAAAACATAACCTCTGGCTTTAGTTTTGTTTCTCTGCGAATCACCGCAAAGAGGGCAACTAAAGTTCCAGAGGTTATCTTTTTTTCTCTTAAAGTTTCTTACTTTATGAGAAATTAGGTTAACATACTTAGAGTCAATGTGGAGTGTCATAGACCATACTATAACACAAAATCATTTACAATGCAAACGATAAAATTGTTCCTAAATCAATTTTGCCTAACAAAAATCCTGCCGAGATACAGGCACCTAAAATTATCCATTTCCACTTCTCAAGTTCAGGCATAGAAACGGCAAACTTACCACGATCTTGTTCCTTGTGTTTAATTAAATCGGAACGTAGGGCATCAATCCTAGAAGTAATATGGTGTTCGACTTCATCTATTCTATCATGTATCTCACGGTTAACTGTGGTAATTCTGGAATGTAACTCTTTAATATCTTCTTTCAATTCTGTCTCTGTTGTACTATGAGTATCATGCCTTTCTTCATGTATAGTAATCATTCGCAAGATGTTGGTATTAACTTCTTGCAATTTTTCAATAGATTCAGAAAGTTTCGTGCATAGTTTATCAGTTAGCTCTACATCTTTTTTAAGTAGGCCAATACTCAACTCCATTTTATGAATCTTTTCTTCTTCTGGATACATTAACTCATCGCTACGTTTGTAATACACGTTTGAATCATTTGAGCCAAAACTTGTTTACGATAAACTTCATCATTGTTTTGTGTTGTTCCATTTTCCACGTCCAAATTTTGTAGAAGATTCAAATATTGTTCTTTGTCTATTTCCATTCTTTCATATTGATGAACGATATCGGAGAATTCATGTTCTAGCTCTATGATGGTCATTTTATTTTTCCTTTTTCCAGAGTGTCCAAGCGCCATAGACGATTGCACCATAAGCTGCAAACTTAGCGAAAGGACCTAGAACAATAAAGGCTACGCCGGCACCAATACAAATGATGCC